CGAGCGGCGCGATCGGCAAGAAATCGGAGCGTGTCTCCAAAGACGACGCGACAGCTTTAGCCGCCTTCGCCTTGGAGGACTTTTTCTTCCTCCAGAACATATTGGTTTCTCCGGAAGTGGAGAGGAAAGAGGTCGCGTTATTTTTAACGCTGCCGGCGGGTATCCCGCTCAGCAATCAAATCGAAGGTTTGTCGGTACAGGGAAGAATGACGTGAGAGGACAGAACTGCGGAGCCGGCGAGCTGATACGCCTTGTCCCACGCCATCGGTGGCGCGGTGCTCTGTCGCTGTTGGCCGTCGACGGCCGTGAAGAGATCGGACTGCCGCGGGTCGGCGCGCAACATGTGCGACTCATCCAGTTGGACGAACAGCGCCACGGCCAGTCCGCATTGGGTGACGGCCACAGCCGACAGCGGGCGCGATGACTCCGGCTTTACGATGACTTCGGTGTCGGGCACAGACGCGCAGCCGTAGAGCATGGCCACCGCTGCGCCCACTACGATAAGTCGAGATGTCATGAGCGGCTGCGCCTTTCTGGTTTGTAGGGGTCGGAGATGACGGGCTCGGGCCAACATCTGCAGTTAGGCAATGCGCCCGCGTGACCCGTCAGATTATCGAGCGTGGGCGGCGCGTCCCAATGAACCAGCTTGCCTTCCATCTTTCGGTGCGAGTCACGGACCGAGCCGTCCATGGAAGTTCGCCATAGGTAGGCCACGCTGCCGATGGACTCGGCCCGTGCCTGAAGCAATACACTGGCGGCCCGCGAGGTTTCGGTGCGTGCAATGAGCACCGCCCGCGACTCCGCGACCTCACCCGACCGCGCAATCTCCTGCGCAATCTCTCGCGCCCGACCGCCCTCGATGCGCGCCTTGACGGCGAGCTCCTGTACGCGCTGCGCCGCCTCGAGCGGAATGGAGGTGATGAGCGTGACCTGCAGGCCGAGCAATTCGCTCATGCGCACGCCCACCGGGGCGTTGCGGATGTCCTGGTGCAACTGGGCTGAGATGGCGTTGCCGAGCGAGCGCCAGGCGTCACGGTCGCGTAAGTCCACCTCGCCCAGCATCCGACTGGCGACGCGCTTGGCCCACGGGACCAGTCCTTCCGCGTAGGCTGTCAACAACTGCGTCAACGTCGGCAGTCCGTGCAAACCAGACGCATACGATTCGATCAGTCCGCCGACTTGGCGCGACAGAAGCTTAAGTTGCTTCGCGTAGTCGCGCTCGGCCCGGCTAGTTCGGCTGGCTCCCCGAACCGGATTCTTTGGACGGTCGTCCTGGGTCTGTCGCGCCATTTGCGCCGAGCGGCTTGCCGTCCGGTCCCACTTTGCCGTTTGCAATGGCGAGTTCCTCGGGGGTGGGGGGCTGCTCGTTGTCTTCCGCGACGGCTTCTTGAATGATCTCGTCGCTTATGTTGGTCCAAATTCCCGTGACCTTGGAGACCTGGCGGAGCTCCTTCAGTGTCGTCGAGCGTGCGGTGACGCCTTTCTCGTACGGTTCCAACACGGCACGCGTGAGCGTCTCAGCAACGGTAGCTCGCTGCTCATCGTCCATTTGCCACAGCGGCTTGAACTGAGTCGACCACCCTTCCGGCGGATCGGCGCCGTGTTTGCTTCTCCAGGCAGCCTCGTAGATTTTGCGGACGCCCCGACCTAGGCGCGCCGTCTGCTGGCGCTTGATACCGTCGTAATACATTCGCAGGTCAGACTCGCCCGTCGAGTTCAGTCCGGCCGGTGACTGACCAAACAGGCGCACGAGCGGAATCTGTGAGGCGCCAGAGAGTTGCTGCCCGAATTGGAGAAGCACCTCGTCTAATCCCGTGAAGCTGTAGGGATGGACCTCAAACTCGTCTTCCGTATCCATGAGGGTCATGCCCTCGCTGGACTGGAATTGGCGGATCATATTCATCTGCGCCAAAAGCCCATCCAAGGCTTTACCGCCCTGCCCGATGATCTTGCGCAGATCCTTGACCTTGTAGTTGCGCAGGTGGGCCTTGTAAACCAACTGCGCCGTGCCTTGCGTGGCCGAATCGAAAGCTATCAGTCGATCCCACAGGCGCTCGACGACCGACTGCCCCCAGTAGTTTTCCGTGATCTTCTGCCAATAGGGAAGCCGCACACCGTCTAACCGAATGACCCGGCTGTAATGCAGCTTCATATACGGCAGCCCGGTGCCGGTGTCGGGCCGCACTTCGTAGTAGCGTGGGTTGCCGATGTCCGGACCCTGCTCGCTGATCAGGTCGTTCATCGACGGGAACAACGCCCAGCGGTCGAGCGGAAGTACACCGCGGAACTGGTCTCTTGAGACGGTGGTCACGTCAAACGGCGTCGCGACATCCTGGCCGTCGATCATGATCAGGCCAACCGAGCCGCCGTAGAGTCGACTCCACTTCTCGGTGTCGCACAACTCTGGCCACACCTGCAACTCGTCGGCGTGATTCTCGACCTTGGCGATCTCGTCCGGCGACGCATCGCAGATGAGTTGGACGCCTTCGCGCGTGGCGTCCTCGGCTACACAATCAACAATCGTGCCGACAACCCACGACCCACGATACGCCCACTCCATCTTCAAACGTAAGCGGCTTACCGGATTGAATCCGTACGTACCGCCGCTTGACAGGTTGCCAGCATTGACGCCTGTCCTAGTTAGGAAGTTCTCGAAAGAATCGACAGTGTAGAACTTCCCGTCTTTCTCGCGCACGCGAGGCTTCGGCCCCGCGCGGCCGGGACGCGTCAGGGGTGCGGCAGGGCTCGCGGCCATGGCGCGCTAGTGGCGCTCGCGCCGTGCGCGCTCGTGGGCATCGAACTTGCTCTTGATCTCCCCCTGCAGGACGTCCTTGGCTAACTGCGCGTAGGGGCGGACTCCACTCCAGTTGTGTCCGCAGGAGGCCACGAGCTCAGCCACGAGCTCACACGCCTCGCGAATCAGGTCCTCGCGGGGCTTGTCGGGATGGCGTTCGATAAAGTGCTGCACCGGCAGACTCAACTGGCAGTGCAAGCAGTTATGATCCAGGCCCTCGCCATCGAGCGTTGCGGGCAGCGGACCGCGTGCGATCTCAATGGCCATTGACGTTTTCCTGTAGGGTTTACTCAGCCAGCTTGCGCCAGATATCCATGGCGCCGGCTGTGGGGTTAAATGCGATCATGACCGCGTCGGCGAGGTTCGGCGACTTCGCCCCGCTGGGCGTCTTCTCGATAATCACCTTGCCGACGGTGTTGATCGTGTAGACCGGCTGCGCCAACTCCATCAGCAGCGCGGCCAGGTCTTCTATGTTTGGATTGATCGAAATGATGCTGTCTGGATCGACTTCCATCCCTTCGGAGATTGCGCGATGCGTGTTCTGGAAACGCTGTCGCAAACTCCACCATGACGCAGCCTTGAGGTTGGCGAAGAAATCTTTGTTCTTGCGCTCAGGCACCATCTCGCCCTCGGGATCGTGCGGGGCGCTCGACCCGCGAAAGGGCGCGTCATTAATCCAACGTGCTCCGGCATCCCGTCGTGCCGTGTTGATGACCATCGCATCGCCGCGCACGCCCGCGCCAATGCCGTCGGCGTCGTACTCGAATCCATCGTATTCGCGCTCGTCGCAGATTGCGAAGGCCTTTTCGACAGTGTGGTAAATGTCGGAGCCTTTGCCAGACCACTGTTTGAGGTAGTCGAGCTCGATCCCCTGACGACCGGCAAACGCATTCATAGCGCTGCCTTCATCGGCAACGTCGAGGCCGCCTAACCTCTGACCGGACGGAACGATACCGAGCTTCTCAGCAGCCCCCACGGCGGCTTGCGCCCACTCGGCGGGAATGACCTGTCCTTCCGTGGACGCCAGATAGTTGATATTCAACTCCTGGTTGACGATCACATCGTTCGCGATGTCGCGGACCTGCTTGTCGTACCACGCCTGATCCTTGCGCGGGTCGAACAGCCAGTGGAACGTGAATATCTTGATCTTGCCCGAGTGGCGTTTCTGCGCGAACGAGTTGGCCATGCCGTTGGGCGTGGATATATCGATACGGCAGCGCGTGGTCTGTGACAACGACGCGTCGGTCAACAGCGGGCGCTCAAGGAACGCGGCCTCGTCCACGAAGTAGATCGCCGTGCGGTCGCCGCGGCCAATACCGTCGCCTGACTCGCCGCTCAGGTACGAGCCCGTCTCCGGAAACGAGATGCGCATGTGCGCGCTGTGCTTCTGCCGGTTCCAGCCACCGCGGAAAATCGGCGGCAGATTCTCGATGAAGAATCGCGCCTTGAAGAAAATCGATTTCGGGTCCCCGCCGTTGTCGACGTAGACCTCTTTGCGGGAACCGAAGCCCACGACCAACTGTTGATTGAACAGGCACAACGTGCAGCTCAGGGCAACAGCCAGCCAGGTCGCGCCGGTTTCGCGGCTTTTCTCCCAGATCCCGGGCTCGTTATTGCGCCAGCGATCGAGTGTCCATTGGATCGCCTCGCGCTGCTTCGGCCAGAGGACGAAAGGAACGGCTGAAGGCAATCCGCTCGAAACATTGCGCGGGTCGAACGTCAGCCCGTAATCGCTGATGAAGTCAGCGGGGTTCGCGCGGTAATAGGCTCTAAGCGAGCGCAGCTTCGGTGGTTGAAGAGAATTTATTCTCTGAAGTCGCTCTAGCCGCTCGCCAAAAATTAATGAATAGGGGGGA